TTTATCATCATCTATTGTTATAAATTCACTATTATAATCAATATCTTTAAAATACTTCCAACCATCTTTTGTTAAAACTTCTGTTTGTTCATCATAACAGGCTGGCATTTTACGGTTCCAAAAATAATTATACATATTTGAGTCCATCCCGATTAACGTCATCGCTTTATCCATGATAGTAAACACTGGACTTATACCCCAAAGTTCACCTGGGGTTAAATGTGAGGCATGTATAATCTCTGAATCAGTTAAATAGACATCTTTTCCCCTATGATGTAAGATATACATTGCTGGAACTAATTTTCTTCCGCACTGTAAACAATTACCAGGTAATGAAGAAATTTCTTCATCTCTATGTAAATAACAAATAAAATGATTATTTTTAGGAAGTCCTTTTGCGTCTAGATCAAAGTCTATATCGGCTGGACTCATATTCCTTATTTCTATAACTTTAGAACGAACACTTCCCGTAATATCATCACTAAAATACTCTTTTACAACATAAAGGAGACCATCATCTAATACCGCTAAATTAATATTAAATGCTTTTAATATTTCTTCAAACGAATTATCAAAAATATTAGCATCATTTAAATATAAATTAAATCTCTCTTTTTGTTTTTCATCTGGTTTAACTAAAGATTCGCTTCCGCATTTTTCGCATAATTCTTTTGTTTCACTATATTCTGTATTACAATTTTCACATTTTACAACAAAACGAGGCTTCCAGGTTATCCCTCTTCTAAATACTTCCGAAGTTACATGCTGTATCGGGGCGCGAATTTCTGAAACTCTTGCATATAAACGAATAAATTCTCTTAATGTCTGCATTCTTGCAGGCCCCTGATAAATACCATAAACACCCCAGTTCATGGTAACATCATTACCTATCGTTGGGGATTGAGCAGTTTCATTTATAGCTTTTGTTATATTAACAAATTCAGTAATTTCATTTAACTTAGAAGTAGCCTTACTGAATTCTGACATTTCTGGAAATAAATCTTTTACCTTTTTAACCATATTCTATTATTTTTGAACAGCATCCATACCAATTATTTTTAGAATACTATCCATTCCTCTCATTTTTAATTGTGCGCTTTCTGTTATAGTTAATTTAGATTCTAATTCTAATATTTTTTTATCTTTAACTAATAATTCATTTTTTAAACTATCTACCTCTTCTGTGTTTTTTTCTTCATCTGAAAAATTCATTTTTTGGAGTAAATTAAGATTTTTAGCCTCTTTCATTAATTCAAAAAATGCACTTTCAGTTAAGATGGTAACACAAGGATGGTCATCTAAAGGTAAATCATCATCTTGTGACAATGTATCCCAAACAGGATCATTTAGATCATAAATTCTCCATGTTTTTGTAATTTTATCCATATCTACCATATATGGAGATCCTTTACTTTTTGCTAATGCTCTCGCTTCTCCCATTTAATTTATTCTCCTTATTATATTATACCATATTTTTTTAGTTATTTAAATCTAATCACATTTATTCCATCCGCATTTTTTACACTTCATAAAATAAATTCATTTAACTTACTCAATAATTTATCTAATAATTTGTCCGACTTAATTTCATTATACCACACAACTAATGTTTCATATCCGAATTTTCTAAAATGTTCTATTCTCTGTGTTTCTTCTTCTGGTTTGTGCCAATATTCTCCAAATAATTCAATCAATTTTTTATTATCATCATCAACAAAATCTGGACATTTTCCTCCCAAAATCAATTTTCCATCTCCAACAAATTTATATTTATTAGGAAAATTATAACTTAAAATTTTTAGTAGTAATAATTCAGCTTTATTTGGGGAAATACTGCTTTTCCTGATTAAATTTCTAACATAATCCTCATCTTGCCATAATTGTTTTATACTAACAGATAGCAATTTTCTCGTTTTATCTGTTACTTCATGCCCCATATGTCCTTCTGAATTATGTCTCTTCCTCTCATCTGAATGTTTTTTACCCCTTTGTTTATTTGCTCTTTTTATAACACTTTCTATTGGCTGTTTTCTTCCTTTAGATTTTATCCCTATTTTTATTTTTTGCGCTTCAGATTCTTCTCTCCCTCTACATCCATGTCCAGATACATATTTGTTTTTGCAATAATTTCCACAACCACATTGGCATAAATTATTTTTAACCTGTTTACTTCTTAGTTCTCTTATCTCTGCCACTCTACAAAATTTACAATTATAATTTAATCCATCTTTTGTATTTTTAAGTTTACCAAATTCATTCTTACTTTTTATAATTTTACATTTAGAACATTTTTTAAATCCATCTAATATGATTGGTTTTTCTGGGATAAAACCATATTTTTTGATATATTGATAATTAGATTTACATATTTTACAACAAGATCTAGTGCCATTTTTACCATTTCCTTTATTAAACTCGCTTTCATCTTTTTCAATTTTACATTTTGTACAAACTTTCATATTTCATTTCACTCTCCTTATATATATAATATCATACTTTTTATATATAAGAAATGTTTTTATTGATATTTTTGTACTAAATCATAAATTGCTTCATCAAGAAGTCTGGACATCGGAATTTTTAATTGTTTTGAAAGTTGTTGTAAAAGAAGAACGGTTCTTTTATCAAGGGTATTACTAACTCGTATTCTGGTTTTTAGATCATTTTTCATAATCAATCACAACGAGACCAACCGCATTTCTTGCACCTCATACATCCCTCTTCAAATACTAATTTACTATTACACTGTAAACAAACCTCTCCTTTAGGAACTTCTGTACCATCTTTTATGTATTTTTTAAGTGTCCTTGCGACACCAGATTGCCAAGAAGATAATGGACTTTCTCCATTAGTAAATGAAAGGGACTGTACGGTTGATATAACATATTGTAATGGTTGTCCATGTCTTAATGCCGCCGAAATTAATTTACCGTATCCCCAGTATTCTTTATTAAAAGCTGTCCCTAAGCCCTTTATAGATATTTCATTCCCATTTTTATCTATATAAATAAACTCATATCTCCCTTCCCCCTGTATCCCGCTATTTTTTCTTATTTTACCTTTTTCTACATAAAGAGGAATTGGAAATTGCTCTAATTTACCAGTAAATATCTCATATGGCTTATTATTTAAAAGTCCCGTAAAAGCAACCCATTTTTCTTTATTATTAATAAATCTATTTACATCAGCATCCAAAATTTTAGGACGTTTCGGAGCATTATTTTCTTTAAAAATATTTTCTATTTGCACAATTCCAGTATCATTTTCATCTACCAATACACCAGATCTAGAACCATCTCTATAAATAGTAGCCCCTTTACAACCAGATTCCCAAGCAAAAAAATAAACATCACTAACCATTTCTGGTGTAACTGTTTTAGGTAAATTTTGGGTGCTGCTTATACTATGTGTAATTTTAGATTGTATTGCCGACTGTATTTCAATTCTTTTTTTCCAATCTATATCCATAGCTGTAGATTTATAATATGGACTGTCTATTATATTATTTTTACCAGTTAAATCCATCCATAATTTTAACTTATTGTGATAAACAACATACTCTTGCCAAGAATCTCCATTTTGGTCTACAAAATCAATTTTTATATTTTTATCACTAGGATTTATTTTTCTTCTACGTTTATAAGAAAGAGAATAAACTGGTTCTATTCCAGAAGATGTCTGAGAAAGAATTGACAAACTATTATGAGAAATTATTTTATTTTCTAATAAATAGTTATGTGTATTCTCAACTTCTATATCCATAGTATATTCTATACAATCTTGTTTACTTATTATTTCTATTTCTTCGTATTTTAAATTTGAAATATTAATTATGTTTTCCATCATATTAATTACCCCTTTTTTGATAAATTTGTTTCAATAAACTATTTATTACAATTTCTGGTTCTTTTACAAAATCACTTTGCCAAATTATAATAAATTCAACACCAAATTTTTCTTGTGCAATTTCAATTCTTTTTTTATCTTTTTCTCTTATTAAGATATCTTCATCTTTATTAAATTTTTGTGGATTTCTATGCCAATAATCTCCATAAAATTCAATAGCTAAATTTATATCTTTTATATAAAAATCTGGTTTTATCATTTTAATTTTTTCACTATTAATAAAAAACATATATTCATTTTTACCATAATATATATATTTAAAATCACTAATTATTAAATCAAATAACCAATTAAATAATTCTAAAGAAATTTTAGATACTGGTAATATTCTGCTTCTTAACCAGCTAATATATTTATCAAGCCCATTCTTATCCCCATATTTTTTTATTAATTTTTCTAAAGTAATTGCATGAGATTTACATATTTCATTATATTTAACTATACCATATTTTTTAATTAAAACTTCTCTATTTTTAGATTGTTTTTGTATCTCCAACCATTTTAAATATTTTTCATCACCTATAATTTCACCGTATTTATCTATAAAATTTTCAAGAGAGTTTGATTTTTTCTTATTAGTTTCTATATATTTTTCTTTTCCTTTTTCTTCGCCGTATATATTAATAAATTTTTCTAAAGTAGACGTACTTTGTCTTTCTGCTAATATTTTTTCTGATTCTTCTTTTGAAAATCCTTTTTCAATATAATAACATATTCTGGTGTTATGTTTTCTGTTATTATATTTAGAGTCTTTATTTATTTTTATTTCATCTTTAACTATACATTTCTTACAAAAATCATCATATTTTATTTTACCTAATTCTTCGCCATATCGTTTAATAAAATTATCCAAAGAACCAGCTACATTTTTTCTCCAATTATTATAAACTTCTGTCCCTTTTTTAATGCCATACTGCTTAATACTTCTTTCTAAAGACATACCAAATTCTCTTTTATTCCTTTTTTCTAAATATAATTTTTCTCCTTCTTCTTTACCATATTTTAAAATATATTTTTCTAATAAAAAAGCTCTACAAAATTTCCAATATTTTTCTATTGCTTCTTCTTCGCCAAACTCCGATAATAATGCTGCCCATTTTGTTGGATATAAAGATATATTTATTTTTCTCATAACTAAAGCTCCTATAATATTCTTAATTATATTATATCATACTTTAGTGCTTTAGTAAACATTTTATTATTTTATTGAAGTTTTAATATTTTATCACCTATATTTAAATCTTTTGATTCTTTCCAAATTGCTTCTTTATCGTTTATCTTAACTAAAAATTTATGAGTTTGAGATGTCTTTATTACAGAAAAATCATCAAATTTAAATTGATAACCTTTTGTTATCCCATTCCAATATAATTTTGTTATTTTTTGTTTTTGATTATTAAAATCAAAAACAAATAAATCAATTTTATTATTAAACCACAAATTATTAAAATTTTTTAAATCATTGATATCTATGTTATTTATTTCAAAAATTTCTTTTAATGAAACATTTCCCATATCAGTAATTATTTTCGTCTCCGCATCTAAACACCCCGTAGGGGCACAAGTTGAAATAGAAACATTTCTACGTCCATATTTCATCATTCTCCCGTACATTTCTGGATATTCATTTTTTAACATTTGAATAAATAAAGATGTATTTTCTATTTCTGAATCAAATCCATCAAATGATCCTCTTTCCACTGCCATATCTATAGAAGATTCAAATTCAGATTGACATTTTATAAACATCATTTTATTTATGAATTCTAAAGATTCTTTAGAATCATATTTAAACCCTAATGCAGCAATAGCGTCAGCCAAAGCGGTAAAACCTAATCCTGTTCTGCGTCCAGATTTACCATTTTTATACAATAATTTCCATGTATCCCTTTCTACACTTTTGATATAATCTGGCTCTGTATCTGAATCTATTTTATTTTGTATTCTATCAATTGATTCTAATTCTAAATCTACCAAATCATCCATTAATCTTTGAGATTCATAATTATCTTTATAAAATTTTTCATAATCAAACCATGCATTTTTTGTAAACGGATTCCTAATATATCCAAATAAATTAATAGCAATTAATCTACAACTATCCCCACCCTGCATCATTATTTCGGAACAGGGGTTCGAAACAAGATTTTTAAATTGTGGATAAACAGAAGAAGTAGAATACCAATGGTGTTTATCTCCAAACATTAATCCTGGTTCTGCTGATGTCCACGCACACTTGATTATTGTATCCCAAAGTTTTTTTGCATTGATTTTTTTTACTATTTGTGGATTATCTGAATCCACAGGCCATTGTTGAGTAAATTCTTTATTTTCTTTTACACAATTTAAAAATTCATCAGAGATAATGATAGATACATTAGCCCCAGTAACTTTTTTTAAATCTTGTTTAATTAAAGCAAATTGTTCTACATCTGGATGTTTTATATCTATAGCAATCATCAATGCACCTCTTCTTCCGTTTTGCGCCACCTCCCGACAGGTATTGGAAAACCGTTCCATAAAAGAAACAGCACCAGTGGAAGTCATAGCAGCATTAGTCACATTACTTCCTTCTGGTCTAAGAGAAGATATATTAATTCCAGCGCCCATCCTTCTTTTCATTGCCTGTGCCAATTGTTGATCTGTATAAAAAATACCACCATAAGAATCAAATATTTCTGGAAAGGTAACGCAGTTACTTAAACTTCCGAAAACATAAGGATTACCTAATAACGCCATAGGGGATCCTTGTGGAATCGGGCCATTAAAATGGTCAAACATATCAAATATTTTTTGTTCTGTTAATTCTTCTCTTTCTTGCCCATATTTAGAAAGTTTTGATTTATCTTCTTCTTTTACTTTATAATTTTTCTCTATTCTTGCAAATTCTTTTGCCATACGTCTATGCATTTGGGATGGATTTGTTTCTACAAATTCTCCTTTTTCATTACGCATTGCATATTTATTTACAAATACATCTGCTGCTAATTCATCACCATTAAAATATTGTAGGCTATCTTTAATAGCATCCTCATAAGTCGCCATTTAATTATTTTTCTCCATTTATATTATTATCTTCCTTTTTATTTCACCATTTACCATTATTCTCCCGTCATACCCACAAACGAGACACAATTTATTATCCTTTATATATGCAGGATATCCTAATCCACAATCTGGGCAAAACTCTTCACCAGCACCACTTTGAACTTGTTTTCTTATCGCTGGAATATTATTTTCTATTACATTAGCAAAATCTTGTACATTACCCATAATCTGTGTACCGACATTCCCAACCAATTCACTATATGCCTTACAAGCAAGCAAAGAACTAAAAAAACTATTTCCAGAAAATACAGCCTTACCGTTTCTTCTCACCAATAAAATATGATTTGAAACGGTTGCACAATATATTTTACCATTATAATTTTCCCAACAGTCTGTTTTAACTTTGTTAGAATAAGGCATATTTTCTTTTTTCAAAACAGCTATTTCATATTTTAAATGTTTTACAAAGCCATGTGGAGCTTTTTTACCAATATTATTTATCATATAAATATTTGATCCATAATTTAATTTTATACATAATTCCTGAAATTGATCAGCTAATAATTTAGATGTTGTACTATATCTTATATTTGTATAAAGTTGAGTCCCGTCCCCTAACATTAATGCATCAAAAATAATTTTAAGTTTATCTGTAGATAATTCTAAACACCATTCTGGTATTTTTTTATTCCAAGAATATCTTCCAATTAAATTATCTAATTCTAAAGATAACCTAGTATTATATATCTCAAAATATGGGGCATCTTTATTTTTATAATTATGCTTTGTATATTTCCAGGGAAGTTTATTGAAACAATTTTCTATTTTTTCGCTTTTCCATCCATCTTTTTGATCTATTCTAAAATATGCATTTTTAATACTTCCGTCTTTCTTTTTATGATAAGATGAATATCCTTCTGAGATAGAATATCCTAAAAATTCTAAAAATAAATCAATATCTAATAATTCACCAGCCAATTCAACTTTATTTTTTTCTTTACCCCTCCATAATGCAGATTTTTTATATCTATATTGTTTACCTATTATATTTGACGCTTTTTTAAAATTAAAAAATGAAAAATCTTTACTGTTCCGTGAAACTAACATATTATGATTTGGTGTAACTAATAAATCAACATGATTGTTTTTTTGATGATACATTTGGCCAGAATAATTTTCTGAAATAAGTTTAGATGGTTTTTCATATATCAAATATCCGTCTTTATCTAACGAGGCTAATTCATCTTCATAAATGACTTCTTTCCAAAATTTCCATCCCTTTTTTGTTAAAACTTCTGTTTGTTCATCGTAACATTCTCCGTGCCCATATTTTTTAGTTCTTGGCGCATCATAATTTCCATTTACACTTATTATCTGTGTATGTTGCATTATATCAAACATATATTCTATTTTTTTAGTATTTATTATTTTACTATAATTAGCTGCAAGAACACCAATATTTGTCCTTCCAAAAACATGACCGTGCCAACAAGATGTTAAACCTCTATCATCTAATTCTGGTCTTGTAGAATCCCAATAACCTCTTGTTATATTAAAATTTTCTGACAATAAATTAAAATATTCAACTTGATCATTTGGTTCCCAATTCCATAAAAGTTTTTGAAAAATTTGTATCATTTTTCCAGTTTTTTCATTTACCTTAAATATACTTACATGTGTCGGGTCTATTTTTACTCCTATATCAGCACCAGCAATAATAAACCAATCATCACCAAATTCGTGCTTTTCATATTCATCTAAATTTTTCAAATCATAATTTTCACATTGTTTAAGTGATTCTTCTGTAATATATGAATTTGCAGTAGAATATGGCATCATCATATATTCTGTAGCAAATTCTCTTGGATTATTTTTTTGATAATCAAGTAAATATTTTTCAGTTGTTAATTCTGGACATAAAATCTTTCTATCTGGTGTTGGATTTAATGCGGTTAATACTATAGGGACAAATCTATCATCATCTACAGCTTTCATCAACATATCATCTTGTGCCATTGGAGTTCCAGTAAGAATACGGATAATATGATCCCCAGTTGGAATATTATACGCCTCTCCCCAAAATCTATTCTCTATTTTTTCAAGTTGAGATGTATTAAGTGGGTTTTGGGGATCTTTTAAAATATCATCAAATACACCAAATCTATTTGTATGAACACCACGTTTAGCAGTAAATATTCCACCAGACATTATTTCACATCGTTTATTCCCAACCATATAACGAAATAAATATTCTGCATCTTTCTCTGTATCTTTGAACCACTCTCCTAGTTGTTCATTATCAGATATTTGTCTACGCATTTCCCTTAAATGATATTGAGCAAGAGGTTCTATATATGACATAAATATGCCACTTAAATTTTTAGTATCTTTTAATGTTTTTAAAAATATCCAGAGAGGAAATGCCTGGCATAATATACTTGTTTTCCAATGATATCTTGGAGCCATACAAACTATATCTTTATGATTTTCCCAAGCATATTCTGCTTTTTCTGCGATATATCCACAGTGCCATAATTTATAATATTCTGGTTTATCAAAACTTTTTGAAAAAATATTTACAAGAAATTCTTCAAAACTCCCAACTTTAATACTTGGCCTATTAACCAATCTATCATTTATTAATTTTGTTGCATCTTCAACTGTTATTAAATCAGACATTCTTATCTAAAAAATTTATTCATAGTCCAGAGTTTTACCCGCCCACCACATTTATGAATTAAATCCCCATCCTGTATTTTAAATTTTAATACCACACTATTTCTTTTTATCCAAGATTCAAATACTTCGTTTGGCATTGAGCCATATTCAAAAAATGTAAACAAAAAAGGCTCTATACCTTCTATATCATCTATATACATTGAAAAAATATCTAAACAAAAAGAACATTGTCCTATATAATGTATAGGATTATATTTCCTCTTGTAAAATCTTTTGTAGCTTGATCTGTATCCTTTTGAGTAATTCTGGATCATCTGGGATTTCCTCCAATAATACATTAATTAAAGCTTCAACGAATTTCATTTCTATTATCCCTTTTGCCAACTTATTATATGCTTGTGATGCATCAACAATTGCTTTTGCCGCACCTTCAGCTTTTTCAAAAGGTAGGTATTCTAATTCTTCGTTAGCTTTAACCGTTATTTTGTTTAGCTTATCCATATGCTCTAATTGATTACGAGCATAATCAGCTAATGTTTGTGTTTGTTTGGTAGTTACATCATTATATGCATTAGCTCTTGCTAATGCACGGGTTGTTTTCCAATCTCCTTCTTTTGCCCAAGAATTTATTGTTTCTGATTTTATGATAGCATCAAATTCTTCATCTATCTTACTAATAACTTGCTGATTATTAATACCTTCTATATATAATTCATAAGCTCTTTTTTTTATTTCTTCTGGATATTTCATTTTCTATGTAATTGGTTTAAGTTTTTCTTCAACGCTAGGACGTGGATATAAATCCCCAGTTATCCCGTCTATGTTAGGTGCATTGGATATGTTGCCGCCATAGGGCATTCCTGAATGGTCTAAAAATCTATCTAAATTTACACCTTTACCCCATTTTTTCATACTTCTAAAATTACAAACCACATCTCCATTTTCTTTAGTTGTAAAGCCAACTTCTGGTCTTATACATATACCTTTATATGGTGCTTCAAATTCAGAATAATGACCACCACCAACAACCATTCCACCACGTTTTATTCTTTTACCCTGGTCTAAATCTTTATTATAAACACAACCAGATTCTTTACAAAAAATTATTTTGCAATTATCCCAGAATAACAAATTACAAGTTTCATGTGTCGGTAATTTACATTCTTCCCCATATAATAAACATTTGTTTTCTTCTTTATTCATATCTTAATTTTTATCCTTTTGTACTTTCTATTATAACATACTTTTAGTCTATTGTAAAGTAAATTATCTAATCATCCCACTTGGCCCACTATCTGGAGTCCAAATTTGAACTTCTTTCTTTTCTTCTATTTTTTGTTCTTTTGGTTTCTCTTTTATATCAAGAATTTGCGGTAACATCCAAACTAGGAAATGTGTAAAATCTGTATGCCTAAAACACATAGAAATTTTACTTTGTTGATAAATTGTATTATTACAATCTGGGACAATACATTTATTTTTCATTTATTAATTCTTTTTTTATCCTTTCATATCCATTTTTCAATATTATCATAAGTGTTTCTTTGGGATATAACAATTCAAATTCATCTATTTTATTTTTACTTCCTTTATCCATATATCCTTTTATCTCTAAATATATCCCTAATTCTGGTAAATAAAAATCTGGAAAATAACGATGTCCATTATTCAATAAAAATCCTTTTGGTTCATACAACCATTTAATATTAAACTTATTAAAATAGTCTATCGTTGTTGTTTCCCAAGAACTCCTTGTTAAAATTATTTTATTTTGTTCTTTTGAAAATCTATAATCTTTTTTGTAAAAATTTCCCAAAGGATTATTTGGGGGTGGATTATTTTTATAAAATTCTTTCATTCTTTTAGACATAATTTCTTTTAAATAACAACCACAACTAATCGTAATACCATCTAATAAATTTTTTGTTCTTACAAAACTTATTTTTCCACAATCACATTGACATTTCCATCTCACAATATTCTTATTCATATCTATATCTATTACTATTAATCTACCAAATTTTTCTCCTATTAAATATCTTTTTCTATCAATAATTGGTATTTTTATATTTTCGTTTTTACAAAAATAATTTATACAACCAAAAGAAAAAGATAAAATTTTAGATAATTCCATTAAAGAATATTTACCGCTTTTTATTAGTTCTATATTTTCTTTTGTTAATTGACTTACTTTATTATATTTTACTTTTTGTCTTTCTCTAGTTTTTCCGTGACCTGGGACATAATAACGCAAACATCTTTGTCCACATCCACACTTACAATATTTTTTTATTCTTTTTTGTTCTCTATATATATTGGAACTATTATTTTTACAATCTTTGCATAGATAATTTAAACCATCAACAGACATCTTCAATATTCCAAACTCATTTTTATTTTTTATAATTTTACATTTATAACAAATTTTAAATCCTTCTGTAATAATTATTTTTTCTGGAACAAAACCATACTTTCTTATAAAACAATAATCACTATAACATTTTTTACATATTCTCTGTAAGCCATCTATAAATTTTTTATTTTTTGAAAATTCTGGCTTATTTTTTTTAATATGACATTTAGAACAAATTTTAAAATCACTTTCAACTATTATTTCTTGTTCTTTTAATTTTATATATCCATATTTCTTCAAAGAATAATAATCATAATTACATTCTCTACAACTTCCATATAATCCATCCTTACTTCTTTTTAATTTACCAAATTCACTTTCTTCTTTTTCTACTTTACATTTACTACAAACTTTCATTTTTATTCTCCTTATACAATCTTATGTATACTTATATTATACCACATAATTATAAAAGAAGAAATGTTTTTATTTATATTTTTGTATTAAATCCAAAATTGCTTCATCAAAAAGTTTTGACATTGTTATTCTGGTCTGTTTTGAAAGTTCTTGTAAATTATTAATAATTCCAATATCAATTGAAGTGCAAATTCGTTTTCTGTTTTTTAAATCCGACATATTAAATATACCTTATTCCCAGAGACTGCTTTACTTGTGCAATATGGGTTTATACATTTTAGTTTATTATTTGCCATTACTTATTTCTCCTTTTCCATTGATATATCTAAAACCTTAAAATCTTTAGGAATTATAATCTTTATATCTTCCCATTTTATTTCTTGTGATTGTAATTTTAATATATTATTTATTAAATTATCTCTTATATGCGGTAATCTAAAAAACGCTTCTAAATCATAATCATCTAAGATTATATTAGTATCTTTTATTCTCATTAAATAATTATTTTCCTTTTGATTTCCCCATCTTCTGTAACTGGTATTTCTGGTTCTTTTATTTTATCCTCTTCTTGTTTTTTATCTTCCATAAGTTCAATTAACTTCTCTGTATAAGAAGCACTACTATTAGTATTATTTGTAGTAATAGTTACATAATATATTATTTGTCCTTTTTCATTTACAAAATAATTATTCATTTTATAACTCCAGATAAAGCAATTAATGCACTATCATAAAAATCCTGATCTAAAGATTCTGATAAACCAAAAATTTCTATTGCTTTTTTCTTTATATCGTCCTTTTTACAATTACCCTTTAGCCCAGGAATTAATCTCTTCCATGTTGTGTTCCCCACTTCTTCTACCAATATCCCTCTATTTTTTAATGTAAGTTTTATCCCAGAAATTATCTGTATCAAACTTCTTGATGTAAGAAAATTTTGAATATAAATAGGTGCTTCTATTAAAACTTTTGCGTTATCAAAAAATCCATTATTTACATCAACTTCCAATTTTTCTATTAAGTCATAAAACTTTTCATTTATATCTTTTTTGTTTGTCTCCCATTTTTTTTGTAAAAGTAATTTCCCATTTTCATCCAAAACTGTACAATGTATCCTATTACTAGCCGAATCAATCCCGATTACGTTCATCTTACTTCAATAAAATAACCAATTTACCAAGACATCCATTAAGATTGTATCCAAATAAATATATAAATTATCCCTATTTTCAAAAATTTCTTTTTGCGCTATTTTTAATTCTGTTTTTATATTTGAGTTTTCTTTTAGTTCAAATATTATTATTATCTGACTCGTGTTTATATCATTTATAATATAAAAATTTAACAAAAACCCTATGTTACGACTTTTTAACCAATTTTGTATAATATAGAATAGAGAATCTTTATCCATAGTTTCTGTATTAATATTTATCATTTAATCTTTATTAGCAACTGCTAATAAAATTTCTCCATGTCAGGCTAATGGAACACAAAAACAAATTAAATCTTTTCCCTTTAATTCTTCTTTTACTGCTTTCAACAATTCTGGATTTCCCATAATATATTCTCTATATCTATCTATAGCTTCTTGTCTGGTTTTAACTTTATATTTAGCTAGTGTCCCAGATAAATGAGAATACAAATTACCAAATTTTGTTGGACGCCCCACATAAATAGCCTCTTTAGGGATATCTTTATTAATATTTTTATTATAAAGTTTGGGCATTTCTATAATCCTAACCATTCCATCATTTGTTCTCTATTTATTAAACTCTTACATTTATAATTTCCACGATTTAATAAACAAATTTTCCCGCTCACAACAAAACCATTATTTTCTAATATTTTCTGTGCGCTATCCATTGCATTACCAGTTGTGACAACATCATCAATCAGATAAACATTTCTGTTTTCTAATGAAATATTATAACCAAATGGTAGATATAAATTAAAATCAGGAATATCTGGATAGATTTGTATATGTTTTGTTCCCTTTTTAATAAATCTAGACGCACCACTCATTATCACACCTGGAATATAAACATTATTACTCATACCATAAATAAAAATATCTTCGCATATTTCTTTATCTAGCTTATCTATATCAAATTTTAATAATGCCTCTTTGCCCGAATGTAATCTAAAATTATCTACAGTAATCATCTGCTTTAATATTTCTCTTAAGTCTATATTTGCACCACCATTATACATATTAATAAATCTATTCTCATCCATAAATTAAAATCCCATCTTTCCTTTCACTTCATTTAAACTATTTGGATCTTCTCCGTTTTTTATTTGATATATTTCAGCTAGAGTGTACTCTCTTTTAGATAATTTTATATCACCTACCAATTTTTGTGAATGCTCAAAAGATAAATTTCCAACCTCTATATTAGCCAAACATCTACCAGGACGAATTATAGCTGGGTCTATTTTTTTAATATCTGTATTAAATGTAATAAGAATAATACTATCTGCAACTAAAGATAATAATCCTTCACTAACATTAAGAAGATTTGCTCTTGCATCAATATGATTTGATGACGAATCCATTGTTAGTAAATCACCAATATCTTCAAAAACAAGTAAAGATTTTTTAAAATTAGACATTACATTATCTAACTTACCCGCATCATTAAGAAATACCATAGGAGGGGAGCAAACAACTGCACGTCTTTTTTTCATTTCAGTTAATATAGAACGTACTAACCAAGTTTTCCCAGAACCTTGTATCCCATGTAAAACAACTATCCCATTTTGAGTATCTTCTAATTGTTTAAATAATTTTTCTATTTTATTTATTACATTCGTTTCATAGTTCTGTTTTATAGAAGCAAATGGGACTTTATCAAATTCGTGAGTATTATAAACAATACCATCTGGTTTTAAATAAGCAAATGTGATTGGGACAAAACCACCTTGATATGAAAAAGAATTTATTATTTTAAATCCATATTCTGTTAGTTTCTGTTTTATATCTTTAAATAAATTTTTATCTTTTGTACAAAGCTCAAAATCAAATTCACTGCTATCTTCTAATTCTTTTTGTTCTTGTACAACATAAGGCTCATTTTCATCATAATAATCTGATTTTGTTTTATTTTTTCTAGAAAAATAAAAAATATTATACAAAGAAGATAAACAATATTGTTCATTATTAGAAATAAAAGATGTCTTACATATATAATCTTTTTTTATTTTATCAAATATATCTTGAATATCACCAGATTCTAATTTTACATGAAGTCTTTGCCATAAAACCTCACCATAATTTTGTCTTACCATATCTTCTTTTATTAAATTGTATTGTAAACTAAAAACATCATAACTAAGATGAGTTCTATGACTAAATATATCTATTTCTTTTCTCATTACCATTAATACACCTGCTTCTCTAAAGCTCTTAGAGAAATAATACGAGAAACTGTTTCCCACAATATCTTATAAGATATAGCTAGACCATTAATTCTAGTATATAATCCTTCACATTCTATTAAATCTTGTCTTATTTTTTTAAGTTGAGGATTTTTATCTATTGCCTCTCCCCTTAAAAGTTCTTTTGTTTTCCTTTTTTCGCTTTCTTCTAATGACAATAAATAAGTTGCTTTATTTAACATTTCTTCAAATGTAGCTTCTAAAACACCTTTTTTACTACCGACAAAAGATAACTGACTCTCTATGTATCCCCTAAAAGCACCATACTGTATCAATAGTTTTTCTAATTCATCATTCGAACATTCAGCAAAATTATTAATATCTAAGAGTTCTTCATTATCTTTAGGTTTAGTTATTTCTGGAACTTTTAATTGATTTACAAATTTTTCTATTCCATTTAAAACAGTATCTATGTTCCATTTTTTAAGAGAAGATATTTGTGGGTAAGATAAAACTATATTACCTTCTTCATCTTTCTCTCCTCTTCTCATCATCAAAGCCATATCTTCACTATCTGAAATAGTATAAACTAATTTCTCATTAGTCTCTTCATTCTTTACTATTACTTGATTTTCAGCTAATTTCATAAAACGTCGTCAAAACTTTCATTATTTTGGTAATTTATACATCTGCAAAACCTAGCATCATGTATTACGGATTTTATATCTGGAATTTCTTTTAGCCCCATCACATAATTGCATTTTTCTACTATTTTGTTCCATTTTTCTTTATTTTTTCTTTGAGAGAAAGCCTTTATTTCCTGTGTATTTTTATCCTCATATAATACACTTCCCTTTTCTATATCCAGGACATTAAGATAAACCTGTAATTGTATTTCATGCTCTGGTTTAGCCATTTTATCTAATTTTCTAAATTCCGCATCATTTATGGTCTTAAGTTCTATAATATATCTTTTGTCATTTATATTAAGAATAAAATCTGCTCTACCGTGTAAAGGAGGATTTTCTATATTTGCATCTACCTCTTTATCTTCATAATAACCCATTTTTTTGAAATAGGCTTCATATCTATCTTGGGTTATATTACCATGATCAAATATTCTTTTAGTCCTACCATTTATTTTTTCTGGTAATAAAAGTCCATGATAATGAAGATACAATAATCTATGACAAGAATAGCCAATAGAACTTACTTGAAAATAACCCCCTCTAGGGATATTACCATTTTCCGATAACGCATCTTCTATTTGTTTCTCTAACCATATTTCTCTTGACTCATCTATTTGACTGTATCCATTTTTTTGGCGTAATGCCTTAATTCCCAAAATAAATTTCCAACTCTTTCTTTATATCTTCTTTTTCATAAGAGACTATATGTATTATTTTTTCTACACCTAAAGATAATAATTCTTCGTCTCTTTTTTCATTAGCTTTTTTAGAATGATTTGCTGTTTTACCATCACACTCTATAACTGCATTATCATCTGATAAGAAAATATCAACAGATAAAGGATTTTTAGGTTTCCCAATTTTATTTAGTTCTTTTCTATAAAATCTTTTTTGTTGTTGATATCTTATTCCCATTTCACTAAGAACTTCAGCAACCAATTTCTCTTGTTTTGTAAAATCTTTATTCGGACGGTTCAATTGATTCAACTTCTTTTTTAAGTAATTCTAAAGCATTTGGATTTGAAATAAAATATTCTTTCAGTCCAGTTCTTCCCTGTTTTTTTGTCCCATCTTTTAATAAATACCAAGTTCCACCTTTTGTAATCAATCCTTTATCTATAAAATCATCAATTAAAAGTTCAATTAAATCAATTCCACCCTTAAGTCTAAAAGCAATAGCTACATCATCGTAAGATGCACCCCTTACTTTACTTTTTCTTTGACGGATATTTATATTAAACCCTACTCTAGTTTTCTCTCCACCAATTGTTTCTTCTATCCAACCATCTCTGCGTACCTGCAATATAATATGAGCAAAAAACGTCTGTGCAAGGCCACCAGGGGTAACATCTTGTGCATAAGGGCCAATTCCCTCTCTTAATTGATTAATAAACAGTAATGTCGTTCCTTCGCCTAAACTTGATATTAAACGAGATATACCGTCATTTACCATTCTTGCCCTATTTGCCATAGGGGAATGAGCTAGTGCCTCTTCATTTAGTGCTGTTGGCACTAATGCAGCGACACTGTCTAAAACAACCAAATCAATTTTATTTCTCATTAGTTCACGGATTATATCAAATGCAACCTCTCCGCTTTCTGGTTGAGAAACTAAAACATCATCTATATTAACTCCATTTTCTTTTGCCCATTCTGCATCCCAACTCCATTCAGCATCAATCCAAGCAGCAGTACCACCTTTTTCTTGAATAGATTTTACCGCCTTAAATGCCAGAAGAGACTTACCAGTATTACTATCACCGATTAATAATGTAAGTCTTTTTGTGGGTAAACCACCACCAATAAGTTTATCTAATGGTTCTATATTAAAAGGTATTCTTTCATATTTAAAATAATCATCATTACCTTTTCTTAAAGCAC